TACTGCAGTTACACCTAGCTGACCTGTGGTAGAATCAATGGTGACCATCTGCGTATTAGAGACTGTGACGCCAACGATCCCTGCTATATAGCATGTGTTTTGTTGTCCTATGCCTGAGCCTTGAGTGCCAATACGAATTCTATTATTATCGCCTGAGATTCCGGCATGACCGATGATGATGTTATTTGAGTCTGAAAGCGATAAAACACCTCCGGCACCATGACCAACCGCAATATTTCTTATACCGGTTGTTAAAGATGTTAATGAGCTGTAACCGAGGGCTGTGTTTGTGTCTCCCGATGTGCATGCAGATAAAGATGCATACCCAATGGATGTATTTGCAGTTGCTCCGATGGTGATATTTTGCTGGCTTAGAGATCCAACAGCCGTATTCAAAGAAGCAGTTGTTACAGACTTCAAAGCATTAAAGCCGACGGCTGTGTTGTCTGTGCCAGATGTGATTGGATTCAGATTTGTAAGACCGACACCGACGTTTCTAGCTGCTGTTGTGACGCCTGCAGAAGCGCTCCCAAGCATTAAATTTGTTAAGCCAAAGTCTTGGGTTAAAGTTGATCCAGATCCAACAAATTTGACGGTTGAATTTGCCGTGATCACATTGATATTATTAGCAACAGGCGTTGCAACTCCAGAATTACCCGTCAATGTTTCCGCAGCACCAGATCCGCTAAAAGACACAAAGCCATTGGCATCGACAGTAAATTGAGCGCTGTTAAAGTTAGATAGCCCCACTTTGGTTGCATCAGATGCAGCAATAGCTTGAGATCTTTGAGCATTAATGGTAAGCGTACTTCCGGATCCAGATGTGGCTAATGGCGTTGATCCCGCGGCCACAGTTGCGCCAAATATATTCCAATTCCCAAGAGTCGGGTTTAAAGCGCCTCCAGAATCTCCGGTAATAGTCTGACCAGATCCCGAGCCGGATAATGTAACAAAGCCATTGGCATCAACAGCGAAGTCAGATGAATCAAAAGCCGCAAGCCCGACTTTCGTAACATCCGAAGCCGCAATGGCTTGGGATAATTGAACTAAAGTTGTGATGGTATTGCCCGAGCCAGTAGTTTGGACCGGAAGGGAGTCCGCGGCTGTATAATTACCCAGAATCTCCAAAGTATTAGCGATTGGAACCGCTGTGCCCGTATTAGCAATGAATTCGGTTGGTATCTCGGGATGATTGCCAACTACATCTATCTCACCCGCTTGGCTCATTAGGTGTCTCCCTTCAGACGATTGATCTGATTAACCACATGTTCGAATTGCTTCTGGTTATAGTCGCATTGCTTCTTGAGACGGTCGATCTCCAGTTGTAAACCCTTGATGGTCACTAAATCTTCATTACGCTTGATTTGAAGGTCTTGTGCGCATTGTTGGTGTGTTTTGTCAGGCTGTGAGATTAATCGTCTTAAATCGTCTATTTGGGCCTTTATTTGGCCTTTTAACTGCGTTAATGAACAATCATGAGAAGAATTGTATTTGCATTGAGACTTCTCTAAGTCTGAGATCTTATCTTCAAGTTGCAATTGAACACTGGCTACGTCATCTAGCCGTGCAAAGTTATCGTAGATATCTTCTGTCTTCTCATAGATCTCATCTGCGATATGTGTTAGTCCCAAAATCTTGTCTGAGACATCCATTGAAACTTCAGCGACCGTCTGCCGTACGAACTTATCCAGATTCTCAAATTCTATTTGCAATAACTTGAGATTGTGATTCGCACAATGCAAGTTCTTCTCATAAGATAAAGAGAGACCAACCATTCCTTGGCTTAAAGACTGCAAGGTCTGGTTGGTATTGTAGATGAAATCCACAAAGTTTTTCTCTTCTTGATGCGCAGCGATATCTTCTTTAGATTGCCCCATGGGTCTACGTTGCCGAATAGACGAACTCAATGTATACGCTCCCGGAAGTTGGTGCAGTGACTTGCTTCACGTAGAACTGGGTGCCCACGGCAATAACGAAGTTATCGTCGTGGCCGGGGACCAAGTTAGCGGTTAAGTCATACAATTTAAAAGATCCAGCCGGCACAATGATCTGACCGTCAGCATTCAATGGATCGATAGAGAAGATCATATCGCCTTGAGTCCGGTTAGTGATGCACATGATCCTTGGATTAACGGTCAATGCCGGTCCAACAGGCGCATAAACAGCGGAGATCCCACCAAAGGCCAAAGATCTAAGCGTGTCAAAATATACCTTTTTAGCAGATGACATAGGGTCTCCCTTAGTTAATGATCATATAACCAACGACAGATTGGTCAGTCGTTGCAAGTGCAGTGGCATCAGCAGTCAAATTCGAGTTGATAACAAACGAAGTAGAATCAACAATCGTTGCATGGCATAGATGACCAAGAGCCGCAGCGCCCGTTGCACCAACAGTCTGTCTCCAAAGAACGATCAAAGAAGCCGTCTTAACAGCTGTTGTCGACACCGTCGCAGTACCATTGACCAAAGTGACACTACCAAACGAGTTTGCGCCAGCAGTTGTTGTAGTTCCCACGCTTGTGGATAAGATCTTATTACCAGCAGTTCCAAAAACCAGATTCCCGTTTGTCGCAGTGATCGCTCCAAGAGTCGCGGTTAAAGTCGTAGAAGCGGTCAAAGACCCGGTAACAGCCGTATTTCCCGTTGCATTACCGATATTTACAGCTCCAGTTCCACCCGTACCAATCGTGGTAGCAGCTGCTCCGGAAGCGTTAATGAGAGTCGTTCCGACAATGGTTGTTGCCTTAAGACTTGATGTTCCAGCAGTTACAGTGAAACCATTTCCTGCAGTCAAGCTGGTGACTGTGGTTAAAGATCCCGGAGCGGTGATCGCAGCAGGCAATGTTAGTGTAACAGTGCTACCAGAACCAGCAGTTGTGATCTGATTAGCAGTCCCTAAGATATTGATGTTTCCGGCAGATGGACTTAAAGGACCGCCAGAACTGGCTGTGATCGTCACAACTCCACCAGTTGCCCCCGAACCCATAGCGATCCATGTATCACCGGACCACATAAAGGCTGTATCTAGAACAGTATTCAGCCATAGGTCGCCCTTAATGAAATCATCTTGGGTTGTTGGATTAATCAATGCCAACTGAACATTGGGTGGATTTTTTGCTCTTACACCAAGATATTGTCTAACAGCGCGACCTAGCGTCATAACATGCTCCTTAAAGAAATTTCTTTACATATAACACATGCGATTTTGGTCGTATAGAATTTACTTGAGATACCAGTCTATGAGGCGGACTGGCACGCCGACTTATTATGGAATTAACTTAAGACATTCGATATTGACAGAGGCAATAGTGATCGGGAATACAGAGCCGGTCACGTTTGGATTTAGATTTACAAGAGAGATAGATGTATTTCTAAGTCTCAACATATCTCCAGCTTTCACTTCGATGATCACATCACTTGTGCTGTGAGAAGCGTCATCGCCAGGAGCTTGAGTAAACCCACTATAGATAGAGCCAGGAACAAGCACACCATTAAGCCAAAACCCAAAGGACCATGATGGAACTGGGACTGGAACTGGGGTTGCAATTCTAGCCTGAAGTTGCCATGTCATATGATAAACACCATGCTTAAGGAATTTGATATCACCAGTTGCATTCATCTGGGAAACATCGAAATCCAATGCTCCAGAATTAGCATTCTGCTGATCGAATTTAACTTGGTCTGCGACCGCACCAGCATTGTAAGGTTGAATAACTTGAGCCACAGATGCATATGCATTTAAATAAGGTAAAACACCCATATTAGCACAATCTTCTGGATTGCAAACACCATCTTTACCGGCAGGACCTTGAAGGCCTTGAACACCTTGCATACCTTGTTGACCAGGGATCCCTTGAGGGCCAGGAACGCCTTGGATGCCTTGTTCGCCCTGCATGCCAGGAATGCCTTGTGGCCCCTGAATACAGCAACAGCAATCTTTCTTATCATTACACATAATGGACTCCTTTTTATTACGTTTAGGACATTATTGACTTAAGGTATATCTTATAAAAATATGAATGTATAGCAATTACTTTAAATTGCTTTTTATGTGGAAATGCTATACAGTTAGTTAACTAATAGGAGAAAATATGAATATAATGTTATTTCTAGTCTTATCTTGGTGTTTCTATTCAGGCGTTAAAGGCTTTTGTGGAGTTCTATATGATCTTGGATGGAGATTGTAATTAGAAATCATAAATTTCTAATTCATTTGATGCTGCGCTTAAGAAGTCATCAACGCTTCCATAGTCTTTCTCGATCAACTTCTCCAAGCTTTTAAAATCTGCTCCCATGTTTTTGAACGTTCCATTGGAAGCATTCTTCATGATATCTTTGTAAACCGTTCTTGCTGCGGGATTGGTTAATATATATCCTCGCAGATAATCGCTTATTGGCTTAGCGGCTAATAGAATTGAATGAGCTCCAGGAATATGAGCTAGCGTGAAGCCAGCCAAAGGGCCCCATTCTTGCATCATTTTTTTACCCATACTGGTTTTGGCAAGTTGAGTTGTTGCATCTTTGGCTTGTTTTCCATACTTAGCGATGTCTTTGAGATCTTTTACCCCATCTTTTCCAATATCTTTTCTAAGCTGTATACCTTGTCTTGAATTCAATAGTTCATCTAATTTCGCAGGGGAGTATTTATCATTTTTAAAGGCTTTATTTAAAAGACTCTCCGTGCGCATCAATGATACATTTTCCCCATGAATTGCATTTGCTTCTTTTAATGCTTTGCCAATCTCTGGTCCAGTTTGTCTTTCAACTTCATTTCTAAGTGTATTATTTACAAAGGCATACGATCTCATAATCTCTTGTTCAGAGCCCGAAACTTCTGGTTTACGATATAGATTCTTAACGTTTGAATTGTTGTTCTTGGTCTGTTTAATAACTTGTTTTGCCGTAGGTGTGGCCTTCTCCAAAGCATCTGCTTGTTGCTCCAGAACAGCGATTGCATCTTTTTCCGCAGTGCTTGCAAGAGGGGCTAATGACTTAATTCTTTCCGCTTCTCTTCGTATCTCATCCACAGCATTATTCATAGACAGCTTAGTCTTATTGGCATCTGTTAAAGCATCCACATGTTTGTAAGCATCTGCCTCAAGAATGTCTAAGTCTTGTCCAGCTTTCTTAAGCTTGGCTCTCGGTAATTTTCCTTCAATGACCTGATCGATGGCTTCTTTACTAGACATCCCAAGTTTTTTATCTAAAGCCGCACGTCTTCCTTCAGTAATTTTACCGACTCTTTCTGCATTCGGTTCGGTCATATGTTCCAGAAATGGCAAACCATGCTTGTCAGCGATAGTCTTTATCTCTTGAGCTTCGGGAGATAATTTTCTTGGGCCTTTAGTCTTTAATGCTTGAGTTCCACCAGATATTACATCTCCAGCGATATTAGCCGGTGTCTCTGGAACCCCAACTCCCTTTAGAGCGGCTGTTGTACCAGCTCCAGCCAAACCAGATTTTATTGCTGCAGGAGCTCCTGCTCCCCCTTGGCGTGCCAGCGTAGCCAAAGTAAAGAATTGTCGGATGCCTTTTCCAGTTTCTGATTTAGGGTTAAGATCCAGCCCAGTCCGATTGGCTATGCCTTCTTCAAGCAATTCTTGAGTTGGAACCCATCCATATCGATCATTGACGTCTTTGATATATTGATCCGCATCGAATTCTTTCCCTTGCTTACGATATGTCTCTTGCAATTCATCCATATCTCCAAGGGCTTGCTGAGTCATCCCATACTTAAGTAATGAAGCGGGCCATGTAAACGCATTTAGAGCCCCTAAGGCGGGCTGAATCACTATGTCCTTGGCTACGTCCCACCAAGATGCTTCTTCTGCCTCTGGCGAGCTGGAATAATCCTCCATGTCGATGGAATCTTCTTCGATGGATTTTGTTTCAGCCTTTTCAACTTGATTAGAATAGTCTTCTAGATCTATTGCATCATCTTCAAAATCAGGTGACATTAGTATTTACTCCATCCATTTTCTTCAGCACGTTGAACTTCAGAATTTTTAACAGCTTTGAATTTACCATCAAGATCTTGCATCAAAGTTCTGTCTTTAAACTTCTCGGGATTCTTAGCCATATCTCCCATGAATCTTGAAGCAGTCACAACATTATTGATCTTTCCAATCAACTCTTTCTGTGTACCTTCAACCTTTTTATCGGTGGCTCCCAAGATATCAGCATAATTAGCAGTTCGGCTGAACTTTTTAAGACCGTCATTTAAAGTATTGTTATAGACCGACTCAAATTCATTCACTAAGCCCATCTGATTTAAGATCAATCGTCTTCCATCCTCGGAGTTCAACAATGTTGGCAATTGAGCCATAAAGGCATTAACGTCGAAGTTCGTTACTCGTGCGCCGAAGAAGTCTTTTGCCCCCTTCAAGAACTGTTTCAGGTTTTTAACATAAAGCTGAGTCTCAGGATTGATCTGATTTGCCAGCTGAGCTGTTGGTCTTACATCCCCCGTTGCAGGATCAATAAGCAACATCTTACCTATTCCCGAAGGCAGATAAGGAGATGTTTCTTGCATACTTTTGATCAGCATATCATTGGTTTGATATCCCTTTTTCTTAGTCTGCGTTTCTTTAAGTTCTTTATTATTAGCCGCTTGGTTTTTATTTTCCCAACTGACTTTTTCAGCCTTAGTCATACCTTCTGGAGCTTTAAACTCTGGCCATTGATCTACAGGCGCTTGTTCAGGTGTTGCTGACGCTTCAACTCCCTCAATAGGCACTTTTCCAGCCATATCTGGTTGATTGGATGTTGGTTGTTCTCCCGGTTTCCCTTGGCCGGTATCTCTCAATCCACGATTGACCAATTCTTGATGAGCTTTTTCGATCTGGGCCTTGACGATCGGGGTTCCATCAACATAAGCTTCCGCCTCATATCTAGGCATTCCACGTGCTTCTTGCAATTGAACTGCTTCCTCGCGATCTTTACCGGATTGAATTGTTTGCTTGTATCTGGCATTTAAAGCCTTGTCTTTCTCAATAACTGTCTTCTGCACCCGATCAAGATCGCCTTGGATCTGTAGACGTTTAGTCGGCCCAATCTGGTTGTTGCGCATCAGATCCAATTGAGCCTTCTCGTAGGCTTGCGCTTCACCCATGTTCTGTTGGTATTCACCCAAGATCTTATCAATAGCCGATCTCTCTTGATGGCCCTTGTAGGCGTCTTGGATCTCATCAAACACCCGGCCAATTCCCTTGCGGTTCTTGTATTGATCATCACCCAGATCAACGACTTGTAGTTGTGGCATTAGACACCCCCGGGTAGATACTTAAGGGCCATGTCTTGCAATGCGCCGGACGCCTCTGGAGAACCAGAAACAGATTTCAAGATATTGTCGAACCATCCACCACCGGAAGATTGATCTCCTTGCCCGGGCTGTTGAACGGCAAAGGTCTGTCGGTTCTGAAGATTCTCCACGGCACTGCGCTTTGCGTTGCGGGCTTCTTGTTCTTGTCCATATAGATAACCTGCTCTTTGCCCCTGCAAACCTTCTTGTATGTCTCTACCGCTTTTAGCCAGTGCATCTCCGACATAGCTGGAGTTCTGCAAGCCTTCACTACGGAAAGATCCGGTGATCGTTGGAGCGCCCTTTTCTGCGAAGTTTCTCCATGCAGGATTAGCAATCGTCTGATCAAACACCGAGTTGGCTTGTTCCGGATTGTAGTTATATAGATCCGCAAGCGGGCCTTTTCCGAGAACCGCTTCATGTTGCTGGGCATTCAAGGCTTGTTGTTTTGGATCTAGTGTTGAGATCTGCTTCGGCTTTTTCTTCTTTTTCTTACCACCAAACAGTCCGGCGACTCCACCAAGCACCCCACCGATTGCCGCACCCCATGGACCACCAATAGATGCGCCTGTGGCTGCGCCTGAAGCCGCTCCAGAAAATCCACCACCCCAATTTGTTTTAGGCATAAGTACTCCTTAAGTTATCAAGGTCCAGGTCACGGTATTTGGACCGGTTCTGGACGTCATTATCCAGGCTTTATTTGTATCAGTTCTTACCGCAAGATCTCCGATAGAGAACAATGAATTCCGTTGATCATTAGCGGCCGGATCTGCACCGGTTAATACATTCTTCTTAACCAATAGTTGCAATGCATTAGCGATATCAAAATACATATCATCTAATTCATTGAACAATAAAGGATTATCTAAGACTGCAGATGAGCCCCAATTACGAGATAATGGTAATGTTGAACTAGAAGTCATGAAATTAATCTCCCCGCCGGGGCAAACCCGGGCATCATTGCTTGGATCTGAATCTTAGTACCGGCTTGGGTGTTATGCAATCTGAATTGCAAGAACTTGCCGACTTGATTGATCCAGATCTTCACCCACTTCTTCTCTTCGGTGAAGTTCTCAATGTCTATAGAAGAAGCCGATAGATCGATCTTATATGTGAAACTAGATGTTGTGGGGTCTTTGTAGTCATTCATGAAGACATCAACCATTAAGAAAGGCGTGTCTGGTACTTGGGTGGGAACTTCATCGATGATTTCTTCATGCTTCAAAGTAGTCGCCGTGCATGTGACATAGAAATATATCCAACCGCACTTGACTTTGGAATCTGTCGACACAAAGGGGTTGAACTTCTTGGATAATACGGAGAAGGGAATCACTCTGGACGCTGTTCCACCAGTTGTATATGGATCAAAGTCAGTGGTTTCAACCGACATTTTTACAGTAAAAACATTGAATGGCGTGTCTATGGATTGGATAACACCTTGCTTATCATTGACTTGAGTCATGCCTTGGACAGCGGTGAAGAAGATGTAATCTCCTACCTCGTAATTGTTCCAATCGGTTGTGACTTGAATGTTCCATTGATCAACGATAGTAATGGCTCGGATGGGCTGCGGATTGTCTTGTATCTCATTCTCCGTTAATTTCCAGACCTCGCCTTTATGTCCACCACCCAAAGCGATCGGAACTGCCTTGGAATATGGAAAGGCATTCCAAGACTGATACTTGGCGGCTAAGTCATCCCAGTTGGCAAAGCCCTTCTCTGGAGTCAAGTCTGCCCAAGTGATGGTGTTTGTGACCTCAAAGTTCCCCATGCATGAAAGCGGTAAGCGATATATCGAGTAAACGTCTTCCTCGAAGTTAGAGACTAAGATGCGGTCAGATGATCCCTCTGCAACAAGTGCGGGGCGCACGTCGCCCTTCGAGGGATACATCATGTAAACGTCTCGGTCTTCATCGATGAAGCCAGAGAAACATGACTGGAATTCGTTGTTATTAATCGAGTTATATGCAAAGTCCGGAAGCACTTCGTCCATACGTGAGACAGTGTAACCATCGACTATGATCAATCCGCGTGGAGAAGCAGCCATGGTTCTATTAAGATAAGAGATCACCGAGAAGGCAGCTTTTGATCCACGAGATCCGTCGACTTTCTTCAAGATGAATGGCTTGACATCGTTGCCTGTGTACTTGAGAAGCCAAGTCGAAGACTCGGTGAAGAACATCAAGTCATCTCGGTTGAATGCTGCACCGAAGAAGAATGTATTGTCAGGGATGTCTATGAAGCCTGCGCCCGGAGCAGATAGATCAAAGTTGTCGCAATTAGTTCCGAATCCCGAGATACGGATACGTCTTGGGAAGAATGTACCATTTTCAGTGGTTTGAAATAAGATCAATCGGTCTTGGAATTCAAACATCTGCCGAGCATTCAGAGTGGTGATTGTTCCCGATGTATAAGCATAGTTCGTTACTGTGGTTCCGTCCCATTGTTGAATAACATCTCCCGCAGCTCCATTAGAAAATAATAGCCGTGGGTTAAATGTCGGATCGGCGTAATTGACCCATGACCAAAAGTCTTGGTATGTGCCGGTGTACCCAGAAAATGGCGGTATTATTGTAAATGGAGGGGTAATGTCAACAAACCGATCGGTTGCACGGTCATATCGGTTTACAAATGTGGTGTCCGCAACGATCAATTCGGGGATGTTCGTGCTAAGATTCGGGTAGAACCGCATAATACCCATCACGGGCAACCCTTGATGGTAGTTGTAAGTCACGGTAATTGGGACGGCTCCCGCAACTGCAGCATTGAACGTCACGGACATTTGACCGGTGGTGTAATTGATGGATCCGGTTCCACCTGCAGGGGTTGTAACGAAGACTCCATTGCTGTTATCTCTCGCACTTTGTGCGCCGGCCGTAATCACCACAGAACCGCGCGCTACGGGGATATTGGCCGCTGTGTGTAGATAAGGCCCAGTGATGCCAGATCCGGTGCCATAGGCCTCCGCTGTGACTTTATGGACCAATCGGCTTTCGACATATGTTGACTTAGATCCATTTGCAAATCCCGAGTACCCATCTCGCTTATTCGTCACCCCTCGGTAGACGTAACCATCAAACAACTCGTAGAATGCATCATCCACACCCAACCACGGTTGCAGTTGTCTATCAAGACCCGTTGCATAATTCGCTATCAGGTAGGGTTGGTATGACATTATGGAGTTGCCTTGTTAACAGTGACAACGAATGATACTAGTTGGATAGCCCCTGTTGAGTTTGTTACTGTAAGATTTCCACTACCGTCATAAAATATCAGCATCCCGAATCCTGTAGTAACTAGGGTGTTGGTGAACCCATATGTTTGCCCAGTTGTTCCGGATTTAGCTAGGTTGGCCGAATACGACTCAGCCGTTCCCTGGATAAAAACTGCAGCATTTCCAGCGTAGTTATATGTTGGATTTGCAAATATGATCACAGAAGCTCCAATTCCCACAAACCCCTGACCAATCACTAAGGTTGAGCTTACAGCAGACTCCGGAGTGATCTGGTGTTCAACACCAGCGCTGTCCATATAGAACAACTGAGTGACACTTGAGGCGCTTTTGGCATACAAACGGCCCGTTGCCGCAAGAGCTCCAGTTGGTGCTTGTTCGGTCATGTGGATCAAGTTATGCCAGCCGTCATTCGTCAGTTGAGAGTTATTGAATTGGTGATCTGCACCAATCAGCGCTTGTAATCTTATGAAGTTCTGGTTCGCTTGAGCAGGAAAGATACCCGGTGAATCTGAAGCTAGAGGTGTAAGGGCAACATATGTAGACATAATATCTCCTAGAAGTCGGGGCCGGTTCTTTGTGAATTTAATTGATCCCATGTACGGGCCAAGACTTGGCCTCGGTATCTTCGATACACGTTGAAGACCTCGTTATATCGATCCATCTCGCCATAGTCGCTTAAGATCTCTAATGCGGCGCCATAAGCCAAATAGCGCATCAGATACGCTGGCATCACTTCGGCTTTGCCAACTTGTGGTGGAGTAGCACCTAAGTTATTGTTTGTCCCACCAGCAAAGTAAATCTTGATCTTCTTGGCTTCAATTCGGATGTTGTATGTCTGGTCCGGAGGGCCACGAAATGTCAACTCGTTCGCATAATATAGTACATATGTCGGCTGTTGAGGCGTAAACACCGTCGCATAAGGCCATCTGTAATAGAAATCACCGGGATCTGTGTACCAGAACATCTTGAAGGTGTTCGGGTTTCCACCGTTTACAGATGGCGGATAAGTGACATACGCCAGCGGACCAATTGTGGAAAAGCCCAATTCATCCAAGTCAACCGGCAACGGATCTTGCGTCGATTCATCAATGGTGAAGTCCCACCACGTATTGTCTTCGAAAAGACGGCATTCTTGTGGGTGCTCAACTTGAAGAAACATATTCAAGTAGTCATACATGATGGGATCTGTAAAGGCCGGATCTTGTTTATCCGTCCGGCCAGTTACGTTTCTCATGATCTGGATGACTTTATCGGCATTCTGTGTTAAAACCGGTCCGGTTTCTGTCATAACATCTCCTAGAAGTCAATGACTTGGCATGAGAATCGGGCTTCTTCACCAACTTGGCGCGTCTCTGTGACGGTCTCTCCACCATCTTGGACTTTTACTTCACCATAGATTGGCACGCTTAGGGCGTTTAGATATTTGACAACCGGTATCGGCAGTTCGTATTTACGTCCAGGCTTCAGTTGTCCCTTCCATTCAATCTCTTTGGTTCGGATGCAACATTTCAGAACATTTTGCGGTTGATCAAATCTCTGGAACTTGACGGTCACTTTTTTATGGAAGGACTCGTCTGGCACTTTGACTTTCATCTTGTTTCTTTCATGCAGACATGTGCGGTTATGACGTCTCACATGGGCGTTGTAGACATCAAAGTCTTCGATCGTATTGAACTTGAAGTTGTCAAAATCGAATACAACTTTACCGGGGACTTCTTGGTCTGCGATGACGGCACCGTTCAACACGGCTGCTTCCATAACTTCTGCATCTTTTTCTTTCTGTGTTTTTCTCATGTTTTCCATGGGGTTAAAAGGAGGGGTTTCCCCCTCCGATGATTAGGCCGTATCACCCAAATTGAAGTACGCATTGAACTTCGTTGCACGGAAGTAGATAATGTCATTATCTGCACCGACAACAGCAGTCCCAAGCGTAAGCTTGTATTGAACTGGGTAGTCTTGAATTGCGTTCTGTGGAACTGGGAAATTACTTTGTGAAGAGACTTGTCCAAGAAGTGGGCCGACTTTCGTCACTTGTCCACTGGATGAATAAGATCCCACAGTCGTAATTGGCACACCGAAAGTGTCATACAACGCAAATGTTGTCGCAGAAAGAACTTTGACCACATATGTGATGTTATTGATTTCAGATGCCATTGTTCCGATCACTTTCGTGATAACCACACGGTCATAATCGCTAAGATTATGATTGGCAGTGGTTGTAACAACAGCTGGAGTTGCAGTGGTAATCCCGCTGATAACGAGATGTTCATTTGCAAATCCACCAGTGCTGTTGTTGATTGTGACTCCGTTTGTAGTCTCAAGAACGCTGGATAGGTCAGTGGTTCCTCGTGAGACGATTAATGCATCGCCTGCAGGGAAATCTCTGAACCAAACACCGCTGAGATTGCTGGAGTTGGTCCCATACAACGTATAGTTCCACCATTCAAACATGTCTGGTTGCCATGGTAAAACGATGTCATATGCGTTTCCATCAGACTGAAAGTAACCGCCATATGTGTTTGTCACATTTGACAGTTCTCTTGTGCCTGTGAAGACGTTAAGGTCTGTTCCGATTGGTGCTGTCATTTTCTATCCTTTTGTTGAACGTAGATTTATGACCCAGCTATCGTCGAGAATTACGCATCCAAGACGACCTTTCCAACCCATCGTTTGTCTCTGGTTAAGTGGGTCCTCACCAGCTCCTAGAGGCTTAATTATCATTTCCATGGACTGGTCATCGATCATGATTCGACCATAACCATTCGCAGCGAACATGATATTCGAGTACACTGCAGGGGATACAGACGTGTCTTTATACCCTTCAGTAGTCATCACAAGGCGAACTTCGTCACATGAACCAAGCTCGGATTGCAAAACTGATTGCTGTCTTGGATAATCAGCTGTCGCCAGGAAGTTACTCAGATTCTTGAAATCTGTACGTAAATCGGTCGAAATTACCATCCAATATGCCGCCCACACAGGTGCTGTGCCGAACATATTCTCGCCTTCGATGTTGGGTGATAACTTCTTACCGTTATTCCCTTCCAAATAGTCTACAGCGAACTCTAGGTCAGTTGTAGTAACCTCTGTGATAGCGTTTCCGTTAACTCCGTTCAAGCAATCGATCTGTGCTGACGTAGCTACCAGCATGTTTCGTACGATCTTGTCATACGTCGACGCCATGTTCTGAGCTAACATGTCTGCCACTTCATTGGCGGTCTGATCTTGGACCGTTACAATGATATCGTCAGACAGCTGTACGACCTTGCCATACTGCGAGACGGCCGCAGTAATGTCGAACTTGGTCACTTGTTCAGCTGCGGGTGTTACGCCCTCTGTAAGAGGCGTCAGCGCATCAGCCAAGTTGTCAAAGCGTCTGAAGATCGCATTACGCGAGTTCTTCTGCGGAATTCTTCGTTCCTGCGCAAAGTACCCATACGGGTAGTAAGGCTGGTGACGGTCAAGAAGAATATTATCAAAGAACAAGTTGACTTCTGGGTCGACTTGTACTGTTGTAGTAGTTCCATTGGCCATTTGTTTATCTCCTGGTCAAATAATGATTTGACAAGAGAGGTAAATTTTTTTATACCTCGCCGCGGAGCACTTTCTGACGATATTCTCTGAACTCTTTCTTGCCTTGGATACTTTTAAGATAATCGGCTCCTGTTGGCTGGGCAGATTTTCCGACTGTTATCGGAGATCCGGGCTTCTGGGAGTTGGCGACGATCCGTTTGGCATCTTCCATGGCCGATGTATTCTTGGGCTTCTCAGCAACAAGATGCATATAGTCATCGACGATTTCATTCGCACGTGCAAGTCTGTTCAAAGCGTTGTCTAAAGTGGCTGCTAACCACGGCTTCTTGTCCAAAATTGGTTTCAAATATGTATTTATCTTTTGAACAGCCTCAGGATTCATGTCTTGATAGACCTGCTCCAAGATCTCTCGCTTTGTAAGCGCTTTTTCTTGGCGAAATGATGACTTCGTGACTAATGCCTCTGGGTCTTCATCTTCTTCTTCATCTTCTGGCGGTTTTTGCTTGGCCATCAAGTCTTCGTACACCTTGGCGCGTGTCTCTAATTCTTGACGTTTACGCTTCTCGGCCATGAATGCAGCAAGAGGAACCATCTTTGGCTCTTCTTGATGTTCTTGAGACTCTACATTCGTTGGCTCGGAGACAGCCTGTGGAATGTCTTCTTGTTCTTCTGTGGTCATATAACTCCCGTATACCTACCATTACTTCGGTAGCAAGATTTTTGAACCCGATTTGTCGCCGGTTACGCGTATGGATTTCCCAAGTGTGGGAAAGCTTAGGGTGTCGTCTGGATGCATGATCCAAAGCAACGTCTTTACGCCTCGTCTATTATCCACCTCGTAGACGAAGCTTTTCTTAATCACTCCCGGCTTCTCCAGGCAAGCCTGTAAAAAGGGGCGAGCTATGTACTTGTCACCTTTGCGGTGCATGTTAACTTTGCCAAGAATCCAATACATATCCAGGTGCTTGTGTTCGTTAAGAATGTCTTCCATATCTTCGTTGAAGATCTTGGTTAATCCCTCACGGGCTTGCACATGTTGATCCATTGGATTCAGGCCCATTAGCATGGCATACCTCGAAGAGACTCTTTCTTCGCTTCAGCATCTTTAGCACTCATCATCTTCATGCGATCTGAGTTGCCATAACCAGCGCCTATTGCAGAGCCTTTCATCGGCGTGCTAAGCGGGTTATTTTTAGTGCTGTAGAGACCATATGCTTTTGCACCGGCACTACCAGAAGGCGGCTTATAACCAGCGTTATTCTGTCCGCCGTATGTGTCCATGCTGGGCATCATCTTGTTAGATGTTGCTGTTCCTTTTGCCATGTTTTACTCCTTGAGCGATTCCGCTCGTTTCATGTCTTTCTGCAACTGCATCTCTGCCTGTTGCAGTTCTTGCGCCCGTAATTCGGCCGCGAGCTTGAGAACCTCGGTGAGACGTTGATTCGGTATGTCGTTAATCTCAGCGACGGTTTTTGCATTATCCAAGAATGCCTTGGCGTGGTTCTGTACCACCTCAGATTCGCGCTCCTTGGCCAATCCAATGTCTGCCAGTACCCTAGCCCGTCTTTCTTCCGCGAGGGCGTTAGATTGGTTAATAGAGGCCATATTAAGGGCTTGTTCCATCTGCAAGGCTTGTTGTTCCAGTTGCGCGGCTTGCTGTTGTTGTTCTTGTTGTTGTCTAAGCAATTCATGCAGCTTGGTTGAGCCCTGCATTGGAGCGCTTTCTAAGATCTGATCCCATGGGATTGGTGCCCCTAAAGCCACCAATTGCAACAATTGATAGTAATATGCCTCGCGCTGCGTTGGAGTTTTAACCGCTTGTTTGATGGCACAGTCATATTCTTCGAACTGACCGGAGAAGAACTGTTCAGTAGGGGTCTCTCCGATGATCCGTTCCACTTTACCGGGCGTCCAATTCTTCTGTATGCATTCAATCACCAGTTTCCCAAGATACTTCTTAGTCTGTTCAAGATTGTCAAAAATTCCGCGGTTACCCTTGAGTCCGTTTGATGCGCGTACTTCGGCGAGCTTGCCTGACACCTGTGAGTCGCCCACACTAGAAAGACCAAGCAGCTCATCACTAGCACCAGGGATTTCCATGATGTTTTGGTCCATGATGTCTTGGTATTGCAAGTATCCGGGCGGGATATTAGGCGGACTAATTTCTCGTACATCTGCTGCAACATCATATCCCTCATTGATTACGATTTGACGGCCCTGACCAGCCTGCATTAACATGTTTGGATCTAAGACCGCACCGTTCTTCGTTATCCATCCGGTGTTGATGATGGACTCCATGATGTCGATGATCTGGCTGTGGCGACGGTTGTATTGTCTTTGGGCATCGACTACAGACCGGACTATGCCTTGTATCTTCAGCTCGTACGAGTCTATTAATGGCTCGTGATATAGCAGACACAAGACGAACGGATAATCATCCAGGCCTGTTGGATCTGGTCCGCTGTATAGCAGATGCCCGCTGACAATAATATTAAGCTCAACAGTGCGCTTATGGCTGTTAAGCAACTGAAGCCTAGGCGTTCTCGCCAACATTTCCTTGAGTTGTTTCTCTTCTTCTCTGGTTCCATTCCATTCCTCGGTGACACCGGTTTCCATATCAACCAGATATTTCTGCGGCTTGTTGATCCGTTTCCAGTACTGGTCGTACGTGCATAGATTCTTGGAGATATAAGTGCTGTTGTATTGGCGATAAATGCCCAAGTATTGGTATTTGTTGTCCCGTATCCCCGTTGGAAGATCATCAATGACTTTCTCTTCAACCCATGGCAATAGCGCTTTGATTTGTTCTTTGGACAATAGATCCCTTGTCGAAGCCTGATCGCAATCACTAAGGTCACGTTTGGTAAAGTATGGGTCTAACATCAGTGCATTAAACGGCTTCCAATACATCTTGATGTCGCCGTTGACTTTGTCTCTTGAGTAGTCCATATAAAGACCGATAATCGATAGACCTGTCTTCAATGAGTGTTCAAACGCCTCTGAGATGATGTAATCACTGTTGGCTTTGTCATAGACGTAATACATGAGATTAGAGAACTGGTCCGCAGTCTGCACATCGGAGCCTTCTACGGGCGCACATACCGTTGCCGTGCGATTCTCTCTCTCATAACCCGAATACAGATTCACCACGCGTCGGATCTTGTTCAATTCCAAGATCATGCGGTTCTGGCGTTCTAGCTTCGTTTTTTCGATGTTAGTCCAGTTATCACCGGCATACGCACGTAGATCCCTATAAGCGCGTGAATACCAAACACCAAAAGTCCGGTAAGCATCGTAAAAGAAGGAATTGAACTGGGCGACTTTATCGTTATTTCCTATGACTTGTGTCTGAGTTCCTGTCATCGCATATTCACTCATACGAGTAAGCTCCTGCAATTAACCAGGTATTTAATAGTATGATAAGCGTCATAGACCACGAGTATTTTCACGTTATATCTCAAATAATTTATTGATAGTCTGGACAAATTTTTTTGTACTCTTCTTCATATTTTCTTAGTTCTTTCTGGCATATATCGCACTTGCATCTGTCCATCAATTCCATGGATGCACGTAACTTTCTTCTCAGATCCAACGTTTCCGCATTCTCTCCCACTCCTCGGCTGTCATCCCCGCTCCGCTGCCCGTCTTCTGGACTGCTTCCGCGCAATAGATCAGTGCTTTCGCTGCGTGAGATGCCCAATCGTGGTATGACTTCTCTCTGTAACATCCGGCTTTCTCGTTCCATTCTTTTCTAAAAGCCTCGACGGCTTTGATGCCTTTCTCGCATCTGGCTTCATCAAAGTAAAATCTGGGTAACATGTTTCTTAAGCATTCGATACCAAACATCTCATTTGAATCTCTCTCAAGAACATCTACTTTGAGACCCAGTTGTCTTGCAATATCGGCTAATGACTTCCCGGTCTGTAGAGATCTAGATGCCGCATCATGTGGCATGAAGTGCTTCTCATACAAATAAGGTCTTCCTTTCAGCCAATTGATGTAATGCGTTAGCGGCTCATC